ACAGAGCATTTTGATGGTTCTCGTGAAATTCTAGCTTTCTTTGATACTGTTATTGATCCAGAGTCTAAGCGATATCTTTCCGAAGACTATATGTTCTGCCAGTGGGCTAGAAAGGCTGGACTTAAAGTTTGGCTATGCCCTTGGATGAAGACTCAGCATATGGGTTCTTATGTCTTTGGTGGATCCCTAGTTGATCTTGCTCAGATTGGTGCACAAGCAACGGCTGATCCAGATGAACTTAAAAAGAGAAAAAAGTGATTGACTTTGAACTACGATTAGATTACAATGCTTTATATCATTAACTTGTGGAGAACTATATGATGAAAATCTCTAAGACTACTCGTGATCTTCTATCTAATTTCGTGCATATCAATCCTTCAATGCAGTTTCTTGAAGGCAATAAGATTAAGATTTCAAGTCCAAATCGTGATGTTATTGCTCTTGCTGAAATTGAAGAATCTTTTCCACGCGACTTCGGCGTTTATGATCTTTCAGAGTTTGTAAATGTCTTGAATATGTTTGAAGACAGTGATGTTGTTGTGGAAGAGCAAAAGCTGGTTATTTCTAATGATCATGCTTCTGTTGACATTATGCTGGCTTCTTCTGAAGTTTTGAATATGCGTGATTTTCTACAAAAGAAGATTAGTCTTCCTAAAGATGCAATTGAACTCAAGGTTTCTGAAACACAGTTCAATACGGCACTAAAGGTTGCTAAGATTTTAAATCTGCCTCAGGTAGGTTTCCTTGGTGAGAAGGGTAAGCTATATCTTACTGCCATTGATGCGGAAAATACAAACGGAAAGAAGTTCAAGTATGAAATTGGAACAACGAATGGAAGCCATATTATTCTATTCAATACTGGCCTTCTAAACTTTATTCCAAATGATTATAGTGTTCGTATTTTTATGACGGGAGAAGGTCGACCAGGCATTTCAGAATGGACAGCACAGAATATTAATCTAAAGTATTATGTTCTTGTTGATGCCCGATCAAATACTGCTGACACAAAGCCGTCAAAGTGATAGTTTGGAATTTACATTATGGAAAGAGAACACTTTTTATGGGTGGAGAAATACCGTCCAAAGACGATCTCTGATTGTATTCTTCCAGGACAACTGAAAGATATTTTTCAGAAATTTGTTGATGATCGAAATGTTCCTAATTTGCTTCTAGCTGGTCGTGCGGGCATCGGTAAAACTACTGTTGCCCGTGCGATGCTTGAAGAGCTTGATAGTGATTATTACATTCTCAATGGTTCTATTGATGGAAACATTGATACTCTTCGGACACGAATAAAAGATTTTGCTTCTACCGTTTCTTTTAACGGTGATCGCAAGTATGTTATTCTTGACGAAGCCGATTATCTTACTGCGGCAACTCAACCAGCACTAAGAAATTTCATTGAAGAATATTCAAAGAATTGTGGCTTCATTTTTACCTGTAATTTTCCAAAGAAGATTATTGAGCCGCTTCATTCAAGATGTTCTGTCATTGAGTTTAAAATTCCAGCAAAAGAAAAACAGGACATTGCATCTCAGTTTCATAAGAGAGCATGTAATATTCTTGATAAAGAAGGAGTTGAGTATGATAAGAAAGTTGTTGCTCAACTTATTCTAAATCATTTTCCTGACTGGAGAAAAGTTCTAAACGAACTACAAAAATACGCTTCTCAAGGAAAGATTGATATCGGCATTCTTTCTGCGTCAACAGAAAAACAATATGAAGACCTTATTGATTTTCTAAAGAACAAGAAGTTTGAAAGTATGCGTTCTTGGGTTGGTAAAAATCGTGATATGATTGATACTGTTTCTTTCTATCGTGATATGTATGATTTTATCGCGCCCAAACTAAAATCAAATAGCATTCCAAATCTTGTATTGATTATTGCTGATTATCAATATAAGGCCGCTTTTGTGGCCGATCAAGAGATTAATATTGTGGCATGTCTAACACAAATTATGGTGGATTGTGAGTTTGTGTGATGCAAAAAAATAAAAAAATTTCTGTTATTGAACCTGATAATAAACCTTTATATTATGAAGCATATACCTATGACATTCAGATTTTTGAAGATGAACATGTTAAATCTGAAGATTGTATGCACTATGTAGGCTTTCATAAAGGCACAGTTAATGATATATATGATTTTACTTACTGGCATAGTAGTACAAATTTAGAATTAAACAAGGCATTACAAAATGCATATAAAATAATTTTTTTAATCATAGACTATGGGAGTGTGACTGAAATGCAAACACTTGAATATAATAAATTAAAAGAAGTAAATGCAAAGCAAAATCCCAAATACTTTAACAAAAGTAATGGTGGTGGTAAAGGCGTTAAAGCAGCCAAAGGGCATAATAAGGTGGATATTATTTACTCAAATTTATTAGATAAAAAATATGATATTAAATTTCATTCAAAGGATGATTTTAAAAAGCTTATTGAAGAAAAGCGAGATATTCAGGTAAGGATCCAAACAAATACAGAACATATTCAAAGATTAAGAGGAAATATGTTTGACCCAAATGCTAGTCATACGCATGAGCCGGCGGTACTTCTTATGTCAAGTTCAAAAAATATTTCTGAATCGAAACTGATTGGTGGAAATCATAGCGTCAGAGCTATGATAGGCGCGCCTCATATGAACGGTCTTATGGCACATGAAGTGCCATATAAGGACTGGAAGGATTTAACGCCGAGTGATTTGCGACTACTAGGTTTACAATTAAATCCTCGCCATAAGAATCCAAGAAAAGAAGCTGGTCTTGATGATATTGCTCAATGGGCAGCTGATATTATTGAAGAAAGACAATTATATAAGAATGCTTCTTCTAAAGATAAAAATGAAAAATCTATACCTTGGACTGATCATCCAGATGTTGTAGCTGGAATCAATTCTATTGCACCTGACCTTACTCCCGCAGAACGAGGCGCTATTACAAAAAAACTAAATGCCATTTTTGACGATAAGCATCGTTTAACACTTGGTCATAACTTTATTGACTGGTCTGTGTCAGGATTGGCCGAAGATAAAAATTTAGAAAAATGGTATAATTCGTATTGTGATAATATTCGTGCGCTAAAACCATATGATGCTGTTATAAAAATTAGTTCTGGTCAGCATATATGGTCACAAATTGAAAAAAGCTTTTATGAATATCAAGAAATTAATAACGATTTTGTCATTACAGATCATCCTAAGAAAATTTTAGTTTTGATTTATTTTTATAAAATGGGACATGATCAATCAAACGAATGGAAAAAAAGCTACCAAAATTATACTTATGCCTATAACAAGGCATATAAAAATATTGTTACAATTGATACTGAATTCTTGCCTCAGACAACAGAAGCGTTAACTTTGTTAAATGGTGATGATACTAATGCTTGATCTATTCAAAGAAACACTTCCATCCATATTACAAACTGGTAATTCTGTTATATCAAATGACAACGAGGATGAATATCCACCATTCATCGTAAATCGTGCGTTATCTCAGCATATGGATTGTGTTGTTTTTGCGAATGAAATGAATGTAAAGGGTCATGCTGCAAAGAAAATGCAGTATGACTTTTTACTAAATAGTATACGGAAATACAAAAGACCATTTAAGAAGTGGTCTAAACCAGAGGATGATAAAGAGCGAGATCGTTATCTAAACGCTATTATGGTATATTATGACTACAGCCGTAAGCGAGCAGAAGAAGCGATTACAATATTAACAAAAGAACAACTAGACAAACTAGTGTCAAAATTTGGTGGAGTGATAAAAAATGAATAATAATAGCGTCATCAATAATATGGTAGAAGTTAGGCTTAATAATGAAAACGACTTTCTAAAAGTCCGTGAAACGCTTACAAGAATAGGCGTAGCATCAAAAAAGGACAAGACACTATATCAGTCTTGTCATATCCTTCATAAACAGGGCCGATATTTCATAGTTCATTTTAAGGAACTATTTGCGCTCGATGGAAAAGAAACCAACTTTTCGGACAATGATAAGGCTCGGAGAAATACAATCGCCAATCTTCTAGCACAATGGGAACTTATCAAGCTTGTCAATAAAGACCAAGCAACAGAACCGGTTGCTCCATTAAATCAAATTAAGATCATTGCTTTTAAAGAAAAGAATGATTGGAAATTAGAAGCAAAATATAATATCGGTAAAAAGAAAACTGCTTGACATTTTATACGGAATATCGTATAAATAAGAATGTAACGCCTTTTAGGGTTACATTAACATAATCAACCTTGCTTAAACAGGAGGTAACACAACATGGTTACAACAGCAATGAAACTATTTGATCCAAAGCTTTTCGATTCATTTTCAGTAGGATTTGATCGTATGTTTAAGGATCTTAATATGCAGCTTGACTCGGTAAAGTCGGCTGGATTTCCTCCCTACAATATCAAGAAGGTCGCAGATAACAAGTATGTTATCGAAATGGCTGTCGCTGGATTTTCCAAGACAGATATTGAACTTACTCTTGATAACGGGAAGCTTATCGTCTCTGGTTCAACCAAGAACCAAGAAGAGGACAATTCTTTTTATTTCTGGAAGGGAATTGCAGAACGCGCATTCACTCGGTCGTTTAGCCTCGCGGACACCGTAGAGATTAAGAATGCGGAGATGGTAAATGGCATTCTAAAAATCTTCTTAGAGAATTTCATTCCGGAAGATAAGAAGCCAAAGAAGATTGATATCAAGGATTAATCAATCGCATTCTCATCTGCAATAAGGTAGGGGATGCAATGTCCCCTACCGTTCTCTTTTATTTTTTTAGGAGTAAAGAAATGTCAAGCTATGTCGGTTCACTAGGAACAAAGATATATAATAAGGTACTTAATTTTGTCGATGGATACATTGAATTCAGGCATCAATATAGATCAATGTATGAATTAAATAAACTTACTGATACTGAATTACGCGATATAGGTATCACAAGAAATG